GTTCTACAATAAAAACTATCAGTGCCACTACCGGAATCCCTGTACATTGGTTAGGTTTCGTAGACCTAATGAGCAATAGGGCCACTGCAACTTCCCTATATGAGATGGTTAAGAACGCAACCATCTCTGAGAGAACTATATGGCAAGAAGCAGTCTATGACCTCATCCTGAAAGCTCAGGAACTGTACATAGATAATGGAGGAGTCGGTCTTGATTTTGATAGAGATTTTGAAGTTAAAATACCTCTGATAAATTATGGGGACTTCTTAGAAAGAGTTAAGGCGTTAAGTCAAGCATATGCAGACGAAGCTATTTCTATAGACGATTATAGGAATCAATTACCAGGAATCGATCCTCTAAGTACAGAAAAAGCGGTCAATAAAGAGAAAGAAAAAGGAGAGCAAGACCTGATAAAAAAGGGTGTGCTCTTAGATAAATATAAGGAAAAGGAGAATGACTATGGAGAGTAATTCTACAGCAAAGGGCAAGGAACCTTCGGGAAGTAAGAAAGAGATCATCAAAGAGGAGTCTGCTAAAAATATCTTTACAGTTAAAGATTTTTTGAGTACTTCTGTTGGGGAGAAACATGCCCCTAGAAAAAAGGGCAGCAGGTAGCTAAGATGTATAGAAAACTCTTGAAAGTGGCCCGTGCAGGTACTGAGATGGTAGAAGCTAAAGTGTACCCAATGCAAGACAATACTGTCGTGATCAAGGTTGATTATCTAAAAGAAGTCGAACTAGATGATCCAGAGTTTTCTGATAAAGGGAGTATCACTATATCGGTACCAAAGATGCAGTACCGTAAAGCTATAGATACCCTAACCAGCTATCTTGAAAATCTTTTCTTAAAGGGACTTGCGCATGAAGATGTTCATACAGGCATTAGAATTGGAAATGACGCCGGAAGAGATAAGGGCAAAAATACCTCCGGAAAAACTAACGGCGTTGAAAGGGAAAGGAGTCCTTCAGGCATACACGGCAGCTCACGTAGGTCAAAGCAGGCCAAAGGTGCTGGGGGAAGGGGTAAAGACAATTCAGTGGACCAAAGCAGCAGTACAAAGATTAGCTCAAAAGATTAAGAGTGGTACTAAGTTTTTTGTTGGCCATGGAGAAGACAATTCTCATAAAGGCAGAAAGGAAGTCGGAGAAGTATTGACCTCCTTTGTGAGAGACATTTCCGGTAGACTTTCAGGAGTTGTAATCGGCCACTTTCCAGATAAGAGTAGTGTTGCGGAAATGGATGTATGTTCCGTTGAAGCTGATGTGGACGTTGACAAAGACAATTACTATGTTGACGATGTTAATGAGGTGTCGGCAATTGCCTTGGGAGCAAGTGCAATTGATAACCCAGCATTTCCTGGAGCTGTTAGATTAGCTTCAGTGCAGTGCTTCGATGAGCCGGAGAATACACACCCGGAGAGGGATACAAAAATGGAAGTTACATTTAGAGACGTGCAAGACTTTATTAAGGAACGTAATGTTTTTCCGCATCAGCTTTACAATGCTGATGACTTGAGGAATGATAGAGAGTTTAATCAACTTTTTGAGTCTAGCAAGGAGTTAGAGGATAAGAACAAAGCACTTCAAAAAGAATTGGAAGACACTAAAAAATTGTTTGGAGAGTCAGAGTCAAAGGTAAAATTGTCAACCGCAAAAGAGAGGTTCCAATCCTTGATACCAGAAAATCTTACAGAAAAACAGAAGACATTCATCTTGAATCGTTTTAAGCCGGAAAGCATTGTAGAGTTGAGCGATGAGGATGTTAAAGCATATATCGAGAATGAGAAGAAAGACTTTGCCGAAACAGCGAAGCTATTTGGTGTTACCGATAGTTCGCAATCCGAAAAAAGTGCTTCTGGTATAGATACCGGAGTTACTGGCGATGGCGGAGAGTCCACACCTGAGGAGCAGGCATTGAAAATAGTAGGAGTGGGGTAAGTAGATGGGATTTAAGTTACTTTCCAAGGTGTATAAGACAGTACAATCTGCTGTCAGCACCGATGTTGCTGCTGGGGACTATTTGTCTAGTGGGGCTCTGCAAGGGTTTGCTCTTTCAGACATTGCAAGTGGAGACCTAGGGACAGTGGTCGTTGAGGCAGAGATTGTGGCGGGAGTGAAGGAAGTCGGGGAGTCTTGGGTTGCTGGGGATGCAATCTATAGTACAAGTGCGGGGGTACTTAGCAAGACTTCATCAGCCGGAAATCGATTGATAGGGTACGCATATCAAGAGGCAGAAGTTGCTGATCCAGAAGGGTACATAACAATGGCAGGTTTTGCAGAGTTCTTAGTTTAAGAACAAAGGATGTATTTAAGGAGTAAACATGGGAAAAATCAATCTTGAAAGAGTATTCGATCTTGTGGTTCACATGAGAGAGAATCCTGGAACCAACTATACCTTTGATTCTAAAAAGAATATAGTTCTTAACCAGGAACAGCAGGGTATTGTATTGAGAAAGTCTATCCAGAGTTTTATGCAAAGTTCTGGAGCAGTCAGTGAAGGAAAAGTAATTCAGGCGTTCTCTTCGTCGGCGGACCTTCCTCAATTAACCAAGGACATGTACAATGTAACCCAGGAAGTTCCTGAGTTTGACACCCTGTGGCAACAGGCATATAAAGGAGTACCCCTCAAGAAAGGGCAGCTTTCTTGGGAAGTTGCTGATGTTGCAGAAGGGCTGACCTTCAGCCTTGTCCCTGAAGGCGGAAAGGCGAAGATCTTCAGTGTATCGGGAAATAAGACAACCGTAGGTATCGAAAAGTATGGTGCTGGTATCGGAGTCACCTGGGAGATGGTGGAGGGCCGGAAACTGTATCAGTTTGTAGATCAGATGAATGCAGTAAGGGCAAAACTCAATCAGCTCTGGGCAGATATTCATTATGGTCTTCTTGGAACAGCAGCAGCCACCAACACCATTGCATACCCCCCTGGAGGAATAAGTCTTCAGAAAGACATTCAGACCATTAACACCGGGTACACGGCAATCAGTAAAGCTACAAAAGACAAAGGTTATGGAGATGTTGCAAATGCTGGAATGGTACTGTATTTTTCTCCTACTCTAAAAGGTAGAGTGATGCAGGCGTTGAGAGCAACAAACGCAGACATAATCCGGTCGGGCAACAGTAATGTAGGTAAAGTGGAGTTCAATGTCGTTCCTGCGACTACATGGAATGCAGCAGTCCCTGCTAACAAAGCAATCATGGTCCTTCCTGGTAACAAGATTCAGAACTCAATCTATATGCAGGAGCTGGGGTTGAATGAAAGGGATATTATGACACTGAGTGACATCAAAACGTACTGGTCAGCGTTTGGTGCAATTGTAGCCGATGGAAAGCAGACTGCAATGCTTTCATTCTCATAAGGAAGAAAAATGGCATTATTGGTCGGTACTAATTCGTGGACTACTGTGGTTGAAGCAGATGATTATTTGCAGAATCGTATGAGTTCGGAACAATGGTTTCTTCTACCAGTAACAGGGTTACCAGGAACAGGTTCAAAAGAAAATCTATTGGTTACTGCATACTATGAAATCCAAGCATCTCCGATAGTAGACATCAGTGCGAATAGTACCGACCTTAATGTTAAACATGCCCAAATAGAAATGTCTATGTTTTTGTTGAAGTACTACGATAGCATTTCAGATGGTAGGGCTGCTATTGCTTCCGGTATAAGTTCATTCAGATATTCGGAGCGTTCTGAATCCTATAACACAAGAGATGGAGGTGGAGCTATATCTCTACCGGCCAATGTTACTGGACTATTAAACGACTATATCCAATCCAATACCACAGTTCAGTTGAAGGTGTGACATGAGTCTTGAATCAGAGATGAATAATAAATTAAAACCTCTGCTTACAAAGCTGAATACCAAAGAAGCTAGATTAAAGAAAATGATCTTTTCGGCAATTAAAACTGGGTCAAAGTCAATGGTCTATTGGAATAAATTACGAAGTGAAATCAACTTTCTATATGCAGAAATGAATACCATATTTGCCTTATGGTCCAAGGCTGAAATACCTTCAATCTATAGAAAAGGATTAAGGGCAATTAACTCTTCCATACAAGCAAGGAAATCGATAATAAATATACCTACTAGGACATTATCTGAGATACTAAAGTCAAAAGGCAGTCAGACAATGTCAATGATGCTGTACATGGAAGCAAATGAGACATTCTTAGCTTCCTTAAATGCAGGAAGAGCCAATGTGATAAGATTCACTAGAGTAACCCAACAAGCGATTCTTTCTGAGTCAGAAATAAACTTAGCCATTATGCAAGGTTTAATAGAAGGAGGCAATTTAGCTCATTCTGCTAGGATACTTACCGGACAATTTTGGCAAAAAGCATTCAACAATATAGATAAAGAACAATTTATACAGGCAGGAAGATATAAGTATAAGCCAAGTTATTACGCTAGGATGGTTGCAAGAGTAAAGTTTCACGAAGCTCAAAGTATAGCTGCTCTCTCCCAAGCCAAGAATTATGGAACGGACTTGGTCCAGGTGTCGAGTCACAATACGACCACTGCCATATGCATCCCGTACGAAGCTAAGGTGTATTCTGTATCTGGAAAAGATAAAAGATTCCCTCCTCTATTTGATACACCTCCATATCACCCAAATTGCCTTCACTTGTTGATGCCAACCTTTGTTGCTGGCATGGAGGCACAAGGAACCCTAGAACAATTCTCAGAGTTTAGTAGAGGAAAGATAGAAAAACCTCCTGTTCCAAAAAGTTTTATACCTGCATCAGACAGGGAGATTGTATAATGTTGTATACTGATAAAATAGAGATAAAAGCAGCAACCATAGACAGTAAGTTCAATAAAATAAGTTATGGAACAGAAACCACGGTCAGTGCATATATAGAAAACAACTCTAAAATTAAGTACGGTAGTGATGGACAACCATACACGCCTTCATATTTAATTATGGTACCTCCAACGACAGCGGTTGGGTTACAAGATATAATTAAAATAATAAACATTCATGGGTGCGACCCTATTGGAGATGAACTAGGAGAAAAGCAGATCAAACAAATAAGGCGTATTGGAGGGTCACGAATGTCTCACTTGGAGATATTCGTATGAAACCTTCTTTTCTCATCAATTCAACAGAGTTTAAGAAACTAAAAAAATTACAAAGAAGGTATCCGGAAATCTTTAGAAAAGCTATGGAGCAAGCAGGAATTCAATTTATGAATTGGGCGAATAACGGTAGTGCTAAAGAAGCTAGAAAACCACCCATAAGATGGGGAGTTCTTCGTGGCTCTGCTTCCGTATTTGTTGCGGATAAGTTAGTTGCCGTCACTACTGAAGGTAATGACGGAACTCCTGCACTGTCATACAGTGGAAATCCTCTGGTCATTACTTGGGCGTGGAATACAAAGTACGCAGCAAAGATGCATGAGCATCAAGGCAATTGGGGCTCTGCTACAGAGAGAGACGGGGATGCAGGGAACAAGTGGTTAGAAAGACATCTTGATAAAGATAAAGACGACCTTATGAAAATGATCGCTGAGACTGTAAATAAAAGCGTAGGCAAAGGAGGTAATCGATGATATACCAACTTGTAGAATATCTATCTACAAAGATACCTCACATAGCGGTCACTACTAATGGAATTAATTCCAAATCGGAAGATGACCTAGTGGTCGTTACCGAATCCGGAGGAACCTGCGACCACTATACGGGAAGAATAGATACTAACGTTCAGTTTTTATCTAGGAGTAAAAGTAATTTTAGAGCAAAGTCCCAAATAGGTTCTATATTTAACTTAATAAATAATACCTTCGGGCTGGTTCTTCCAGAAGTCATAATAGATGGAGAATTGTTTTCAGCAATTCCAACCTATAGGATAGTTTCGATGCAAGTACCTGGCTACATAGGTACAAGCGACGATAACTATGAGATGTATTCCTTCAATGTTATTATTACATTGAATTATTCGTAGGAGGATAGTTTATGGGATTAGGCGGAGTATTGGCGACAGGCAACTCAAAGTTATTTGAAGGACCTTTAGGGGTTGTTCAAATATTTTACAAAGGGTACAATCTTGGTAAGACAACTGCAGATTCGAATCTGACCCCTGACCAGGATATTAAAGACATTGTCTTTCAGCAAGATGGAACAAAACCAGCAGATAATGTTCGTACAGGTATAGAGTTTATTTTGGCGGCAACCTTTGGGGAGATTAAGACAGGGTTGTTGGTCGAAATGATGAAGGGTATTACAAGCGAAAATACAGACCCTAATTCAGACTCAGGGACCATAGGACGAAGTATCTATCAGTCTATGAGAAATACTGAAGCAGGAGCCCTAAAGATTGCGGCTGTTGACGGAAACGGAATAGCTTATGAGAGCGATGAAAATATCATGTGCTGGTATGAAGCTATCCCCATTATTGAAGGAGACCTTATGAATTGGGGAGCTGATAGCCAAAGGAACTTTCCTGTAAGCTTCAAGCTCAAGTTTCATATATTTAAGGCAGGAGAGTCTTCTTCAAAGTTCGGAGCTTTTGGATATTGGGGAGATCCGATTGAAGAAGATGTTCCCGCCGTAGATTGGCCAGACGTGCAAGCACCAACCATTGTCTCTTCAGCTGTAGCTTCCACGACAGTAATCACCTCAGTCTTTAATAAAGACGTTGTATTTCAGGGAGGGTCTTTTGGTTCTGGTACTGCAATGGCTGATGTCGATGGAGTTATGAAACTTGCGGCAAGTGCATCTATATCGGGTAAAACCCTAACCCTCAATTTTTCCGGAGGAACATTTTCTTCTGGAAACATTGTGAAACTATCAATTTCTGATAAATGTATCCAGGATACCGAAACCGTTCCGAATGAGTGTGAAGGTGTATACAATTATCTCACAAACAACCCACTGTAATGTACCTTTATGTAGGAAGGTGTAATGTACCTTCCTACATAAACATCTATATTAGGAGAAAATAATGCAGTTTGAAGCGAAAAAAATCGACATCGATCTTGAACTTACCACTCTTAACGGAGAGGAGGTGACATTGAAGCCAAAAGTTGCCATGAGTACCGAAGGTACTTATGGCATAATGAAAGCATGGACAAAGTTAGAGGAAAAACAATCAGAAGATAGTAAGGGATTAGACCGCATCTTAGTGTTATCCGAAGAACTTGCTTGTGTATACCCCAAAGAGGCTATCTGGTTTCGGAACAATTTTGATCTAGGGACATTGGGCTCTATCCTAGAGTTTATTGCAACTACAATAGCAGCCATCCGAAAAAAAGACAAGAGCTAGAACTAATCCTACACCTAAAATCCTTGGGAATTAGTCCTAGCTCTTCAATCAAGATTATAGAAAGGTACGATCAAAAAGAAATTGAATGGTTTATAGGAGAATTAAAAAAGAACAGTAAAGAAGATCAACTTGTACATAAAATAGAGAATGCTAACGAAGCTGTTATGGTGCAATCTGTAGGTACCAAAAAAGGCAACTTGGCATATGTCTCATGGAGAAGGAACATAATACAAGAACTTGAAGATATTAGAAGAGTTAAGACCGTGTTTGAGAAGTTAAGAGATAAAGAATCAGACACAACGGTTTTTGGTAAATTGAAGACAATGAGTAGGAGTTAATATGGCTTTCAAGGCTGGCGCTATATACGGAGAAGCAAAATTAAATACCTCTGCATGGACTAGTGGTATGAAACGTCTTACAAAATCCACAAAGCTAGCAATGGCGGCTATTGGTGTAGCAATCATTGGAACAATGACAAAAGCAATAAAGGTTGCGAACGAATACCAAAAAGCTCTGTCAAATGTTTCGACTTTAATTGATACAAGTACAATATCAATGCAGGACCTTTCAAAACAACTCTTGAAACTGAGTCCTGAATTAGGTAACACTACAGAATTAACCAAAGGACTGTACCAAGCCTTTTCTTCAGGAGCAACTTCTGCTTCTGATGCAATGAGTACGACTGTTGCTTCCGCTAAGTTTGCGGTTGCATCACTAACTGATACTTTTACAGCAGTTGATGTATTAACCACTGCTATGAATGCTTATGGCAGGGAGACAATGAGTGCTGAGCACGCTTCTGATGTGTACTTCAACACCATTAAATTAGGTAAAATAACCGGAGAAGAGTTAGCAAGCTCCATAGGTAAATCTATTCCTTTATTTGCGACTGTAGGGATATCTCTTGAAGAACTGACTTCTGGTATGGCAGCAATGACAAAGCAAGGCATTAATGCCAATATTGCCACCACACAATTAAACGCTATAGTCAACTCCTTCATAAAACCTTCCGAGGCAATGACTCAAGCACTAGAAGAGCAAGGATATGCAAGTGGTTCAGCTCTATTAAAAGCAGAAGGTCTTACTGGAGCCCTAAACTTTTTAGATAAATCGGCACAAGGGAGTGTAGAGGCTCTTGGGGAATTGGTACCTAATGTTAGAGGTATGAAAGGGGTGATGGCCTTAACGGGACAAGGGGCAGAAGAGTTTGCATCTATTCTACAGCAAATGGGAGATGTTGCCGGATCAACACAAGAAGCATTTGATAAGCAAGAAAAAACATTTACTACTCTAAAGAACTCTATGGACAAGGTTCTTATAGTCATAGGAAATATCGGAAAGTTTCTTTTAGATAAGATTGTTGTAGGTTTAATCGTGGCAGGTCGTGCTATGCTAGACTTTATCATGAGCTCAGAAGGAATGAACCTTGTTGCTGATGTACTTGGAACTATCTCAGGAACTTGGGAATACCTGAAGAATATTTTAAGTCTGGTTGTTGATGTTGTACTCCCTCCTCTACAGGTTTTATGGGAGACTCTAGTAGGGGTATTCCAGGAGTTCAATACAGAGACTAAAGAAGGCATTGGGGCAACTAAGTTTCTGGTAGGCACCTTGAAGATTCTTGCTACATCCTTCAAAATATCAGCGGATTTTGCGGCACTCAATATCAATATGTTGAAGAACTTTGTAAAGATACTGATTGATGCTGGGAAAGCAGAAGCCAACTTTGCCGCCCTGTTGGTTGGTGCTGCCAAGTGGGATGATGTTAAGGACTCTTTCAAAGAGTTAGGTTCTTCTATAAGAGAATTGGGTGTTGAGTTTGTTACAGACAGTGCTACTATAATAGATAGTGCGATCGAAGGTTTTGGTAACTTTGCTACAGACGTTACGGAACAATCAGAAATAATAATCGCATCGGTAAAGCAACAAGCGCAAGCCACATCAAATTATGTTGTTCAGCATTGGGATCAAATGGTGACAGGTCAAACCGATTTTTTAGGTTCCTATATGGAGAGCCTAAAAGAGCAGGTGGCTGTTACACAAGAAGCAAACGATCAAATACAGCAAGATACTGAAGATACTGCCGAAGAAATAGAAGTCACTTGGGAAGATTACTATTCAAATATATCTAAAGGTATGAGTTATATGCTCAGTGGTCTAAAGGATATGGAGAAGAATCATACCGACGAAAAACTTAGGGAGTTAGAACTTGCAAATCAAAAAGAGAAAGAAGCAATCAAGAGCCGGTTAGATTCAGGAGAAATCTCCAAAGAAGAATATGACCTAAAGATGAATGAACTAGACAAAAGAGCTGCAGACAGAGAGAATGCTCTAAAGAAAAAAGCCTTTAACGATAACAAGAAGTTTCTAATCGCTAATGTTTTAATGTCAGGTGCGAGTGCGATTATGGGTTGGTGGGCAGCAGCACCTCAACTAGGAGTAATTGCAGGACCAATTTTTGCGGGGATTATGACGGGATTGACAGGTGCTATGATGATAGCTCAAACTATTCAGATAGCAAATCAAAAGTATGTTCCATCAAGGCAAAAGGGTGGACTGTCTTCTGGACTTACCCGAATAAACGAAGCGGGAGGTGAAATGGTAGTTTTACCAGACAGGTCCGTCGTCATACCTAACGATATATCAAGACAAATAGCTGGGGAAGGTAGTGGTCCTAAAAATATAATCTATGTCTCTTTTGCAGGGGCCCGAATAAACGATGATATGGACCTTAATAAAATAGCAGACAAAGTAAGTAAAAAACTAGGAAAAGAGCTGAGGTCAGCAGTATGATAGAATACCAATTAAAAGATAAAGACGGAAACATCTTCAGTCTTAATGGACCATTTGTATCCGCAAATCTTAAAGATACACTGACCCAATCGGAAGATGACTTTCAATACTCTAATAAGGTTATAGAAAACTCTTACCTACCGGGATCAACTTTGGTTGGGGATTCTAGATTACAGGCTAGGGATCTAACCTTATCAGTAACTATAGTGAACGAAGAGTCAAATGCTTATAGAGCAACAGTGAATGAGCTCTTGGCTAAGATAGGTAGTACCTGCTGTATTATAGATGCCACCAACAATATTCAGATAAAGGTTGCTCCATCAAGAAGTACAATTTCCTATGTAGAGGGTGCGTTAAAGCACTTATCTACTAATGAGTTTATGTTCACCATGTTAACTCCGTATTGGGAAGGTATATCTACAGAGGTGTTGACAGGGACTGCTTTTGCAGACACTATTTTAGAAGTTCCTGTGATTAATGCCGGATACTTATCTACCCCTCCAGTAGTGAAACTAGTCACTACAGCTCCAGTTGACAATGTTCAAATGTACCTGAAGTCTAACAGTTATGGGATACAAATAGAAGATGATTTATTTGGTACATCGATCAATACAGAAATGACCATCGATTGTAACCTAGGTAGAGTATCTGTTGGAGATATTGGAAGGAACGCTAGTATTGTAGAAGGTACAGGATTCTTTAACTTTGTTGTAGGTTCCGACACGTTAAACATATTATGTTCCGATGTAGATGTAGCCTATAGTATATCTTATCATAAGAGGTATTATATATGATAAGCTCTCCAAATGTAGGGATTAAAGTATACTCTATAACAGGAGCATTGGTAGCAGATTACTACTCTAACACCAAAGACAATAGTGGGGTAAGTGTAGAGTTACAGGTATTGAAAGTAGGAGGTTTAGACACATTCTCATTTACTCTTGCGAACAATTTCATTGACCCTCTATTTAATGACATGGAGTGCAGATTCTTTGTTGATGGGAAGCATTGGTATTCTGGATATGCTGAAAAGATTCCTGAATTGGATTCCTCTTCAGCCGAAGTTAATGTGGAGGGAAGAGGGTTTTTTCATAAATTAAAGGACGTAATTGTAAATGAATCTTATACCTTTCAGACATTCGACTATATCCTAAAGGATATCTGTTCCAAGTACCTAGGGCAAAACTTAAATGTTCTTTATTCAGAATCTTTGATAATTACTCCTACGATACCAGGATTGGATGTAGAGTTTAATGACAAAAAATTATTTGAAGTTTTCACTAGTCTATTGAAGATCGCCAACTATGATTACCAAAACATGCAATATAGGTTTTGGGTGGATAAAGACAAGTACTTTAATTTCGACTCATTATCAGACACGGAAATTGAGACCCTGTTTGAAGGTTACGACTATCAGAGACCCAATGTAGAAACAACAAAGAGTAAGATGATAAATAAGGTCAATGCTTATAGGACTACTTTGGCAGATAAGAGTAAGGTAGAATTAGTGTCTGTATATGCCAATGTAGACAGTATCGCGAACTATGGGGAAATAAGTAAGAAAATAACTTTTCCAGACTATTTAAGTACCCATGGAATTAAGAATATAGCAGAAGGCATAATAAGCAGATACGGAGAACCCATAACAAAGATTTCAATAGAAGAATATCCGGTACAAAAACCAAAAGCATTTGGAGTATACAGGCTAATCAATAAACGACTTGAGTACTTTAGCACGGTATCCAATATGGAGGCTCTGTTGGATTGGGATACATCGTATTTGACCCACACCTTAGCTTCAATATCTACAGAACAAGTATTTACAAACAGAACTTCATTGAAGTTGGTGTCTTCAATAGGAAGTTCAGGGGACTATATGGAGCGGATTCTCGGAGTTGCAATTAGGTTTCCTACCCTCTTCAAACTATATGCATATAGGACAAGTGACAGTTCCCAATATAGAGTTAAACTCTACGACACCTTCGGCAATGTTATGGAGATAGAAATAGGGTACAAGAGCGAACCCATTAACCAATGGATAACTTATACTATAGAGATAGACTTAGAGTTGGGGCACGCATTATTGTATGTAGACTATGACGCTACCAATGGAAGTCTATTAAGGGTAGATAAAGATAGTACACATCATGGTCACTTAAAAATAGACATTCTTGAATCTCAAGGGTTGTTGAACCTTAGCAAAATACAGATAGTTGTAGACAGTAATACTGTAGAAACTAGTTACTTTGATCAATTTCAAGTTCTAAGTTCTTCGTACAAACAACATAGATTAACTCTTGAGAAGGCGCAATATACATTGGATAATACTAATGTAGCAAATCTGAGTTTTGGAGACATTCCAGACAACCTGATACAAGAGATAGTGAAGAACAGTAAAGAAGGCGAAGACGCTTTATCGATATTTTCAAAGGCATAGGAGAAGATCATAATGTCGGACTATACATTGAACGATTTGAATGCAGTATCGGAATTATCTGATGACGATTTAATGCATATCAGAAATACAAGCGGGTTAGATAAGAAAATAAGATACTTTAGTGTAAAGAACCTTATTGAACGCTATGTCTTGAGAAGGAAAGTAGTGAGTACGCCTCAGACATTAACCCCTAACAGAAGATACATAGTCACAGAAGATGTAGACTTAATAATACCTGGAGCGGTCAAAGGAGATACCTTAGATATCTTAGCGGAAGCCAGAGTTAGGTTAATTCAAAACGACCCTGATCAAATTGTCACTTATCAAAAAGGAGCTGTCACTACAAAAGGGGTGGAGGGGTACATTACACTTGAACCAGGAGAACACTTGAGAATGACTTACAATGGTCCAGCAGCAATTCCGAAAAAAAGATTTACAAAGTTACCGGACCCCGACATTATCCCCCCCGCACATGTTAATGAAACTGTTCGCATATTAGATATATCCAGAGATGCTACATACTTTATATATAGTGGACTATATAATACTAATCCTCCATGTTATATGTATAAGAGAGTAGGAGACACGGTTACACAAATGCCTGACCTTCCTGATCTGCCAACAATCCCAATGCTGACTGTTATGCATGCAAAGTTTTCTCCGGACAGCACTTACTTAGTTCTAGGTTTTTATCTGGCATCTAATCCAAAACCAGAAAACATGTTTGTTGTTTATAAACGATCAGGGGATACGTTCACCAAACTTCCTGATCCAGTAACTCCCCTTGGTCAGCACTCAGTGTACAGTATGGATTTTTCACGTAATGGGAGATACTTGGTTATAGGTTTCCGAAAATATTCTTCGTACACCATAGCTATATATAAACGATCAGGCGATACGTTCACCAAACTTCCTGATCCAGATACTGTACCACAAAACACTCCGTATAGTATTAAGTTTTCCTATGACGATAAGTACTTAGCTATGACAAATGCACGAGGTTCAGGAATCACTAGAACAATTACAATATATAAACGCTCAGGGGATACATTTACAAAGCTACCCGATCCAAGCTATTCCCTAGGTTATATGAACTTTGTCTCTTTCTCATCCGATGGAGCGTACCTAATGACTACTGACGGAGCTTCAGGATCAAAAGGAATAACCCTATATAGAAGGGTTTCTGATTACTTCATTAAGATAGACCCTTCTGGAATTAGTACAGGAGCAGGTGGTTCTAGCGTGTTATTTTCTTCAGATGGAACGTACTTAACACAAACAATATATAATGAAACTACAACAGGATTACATATGTACTTGCGCTCAGGAGACACCTTTCTGGAACAACCTGAATCTCTATTTATCCCTACTAATGAAGGCTATACGGCTTCTAGGTTGTTCAGTCCGGACTCTTGCTATTTAGCTATGACAGGAAGAGCGCCAAATGTCATGATACTATACAGAATGAAAGAAGTAGTTGATAAGGTATGGACAATAGATAATTTCCAATTGAAAGGATTCGATGTACCTGAAACAGGGGTCATAAATAAGTTACTATAGAGGAGCCACAATGAGTGATACAACAGAAACGAAGGTTATTAAACTACATTCTTGGGCGTTTGGTAATGGCGCCAAAGGAGCCGAAGAAAGATTACAGTGTGTAGAGGAGGAACTGACAGGACACTATACTGGCGAAAAGAAGTGTATGAGTCACAAGAAGCTTGATGAACATATTTCTTGGCATGAAAAGAGTAAGAAGCAATTTTGGGCAGTTATGGTTCCAGTATACATAACTCTATTGACCCTAATACTACAGATTACAGGAGTCATAGGATGATGAAATATACGTTGCAAAAAGAACTAGATACAGTTGGTTTGGGGAGACGTTGGGGGTGTTTCGCTACATCCGGAAATATAAACATAGTAGAGCATGAGTTGGGGCGTAAATTGTCCGAAGAGGAATTGGATAGGATTATAGGACAGTGGTTCAGGCTCAGAGTTGTAGATATGTGCAACTATAAAAATCACAATATGGCCGGTTCAAATAGCGACCAAATAAATCTTCCAGGATGGAGTGAGGATGCTAATCCTGAGTGGCATTGGTGGGTGCGTAATCGTAGAGCAGCATTATTGGTCGCTATGGAAGTTGCTGGCGTAAAAGAATTAACCCACAAATATGAAACCCATATATTGTCCGTCGGGGAAGGTCACCACTATATCACTTACGTGGTTGATGAAGAAGTGACTATCAACTCAGATCCAAAATTGACTGGTGATGTACTTTCTAAAAGAAAGGTTGAGGTATGAGTCTACCAAGCAAGGCAAAGGTAAGACTGTACATAGCAGGAGCGGTATCATTAATCTTCGGAGGTATGCTTGGAGTACTCTTGTTCTATCCTGTTCCAGAAAAGAATGCTGATATACTGAAGGTCTTAGTAGGGTTTACAGGAGGAGCATTTGTCACAATGGTGTCTTTCTACTTTGGAGACTCTCACGGAAATGATAATAAAGAAGGGAAGAATGAATGAAAAAATTATTAAGTGCACAATCACTACGCTTATTCTTTTTTTGGTTGTTTCTATCGTCGGCAATGTCATTGCATGGAATAAGCGATCTTCAATTGGAGACATTATTGATGCAACTCAGAACGAATTACATGTTGCTATCAAAAGAAACCGTGATCTTGCAACAGAGCTTCAATCTTCAAAAGATAGAATTGACAAACTTACAAGCCTCATCGGAGCAACTCAAGCTGAGCTTGACACGGCAAGAAGAGAACTTGAAAAGTCAATTGGTTATTACGCAAACCTTGAGAGACAAGTTAGTGTATCAGGAGAGTCTATCATTAGAATTGGAAACCTCATTAACGAAGGCGAACAAATTATCAGAGAAAGCGAAAATTACCTACAAGAAGGAGATAGTTAAAGCATGGATCATAGGAGGAACTGCGGGAACATTGTTAGGTGGCCTAATAGTCGCAATAGTGATGGGGATATTAGATTGAACAGCAAAATTATATCTTATGAAACACTCCGAAAATTGATAGGTGTATTGGCGATGATGTTTCCTTTAGTTTTGTTATTAGGGTACATCCTTGGAGGAGGAGAGGGCATACCTGAATCTTTATCTATAACTTATTGGTCTAATGTCAGGGACGTATTTACGTCTATGTTAATCACATTCAGCATATTTCTATTCTCATACAAAGGGTACGATAAGCCGGATAATTATATCACTAACTTATCGGCCACATCTTTCCTTATAGTTGCTTTATTTCCCTGCTCTCATACAATAGTGCAAGAATATCTGTTTAGTTTTATACCTGTCAATATAAGTGGTATTATACACGAAGTATCCGCAGCTATAGGGTTTACTTTATTAGGGGTGATGTCTCTAACCCAATTCACTAAAGGTTATCAATCCCCAACAGGCCATAAAGTTTTCAGAAATAGAGTGTATAGGTTTAGTGGAGTAACTATACTCTGTTCCATATCTACTATGCTAGTACTTACCCTAATACCTGGACTTAGATTCTCAATACATAGTTACGGCATTTGGTTTTTGCTTGAGTCAATTATTCTTTGGTGTTTTGGTGTATCCTGGCTAGTTAAGGGAGGAGCAATACTTAAAGATACCTAATTATTCATAATTTCTTATGCCTTTGTATATTGGGAAACGAAGACTGTCTTTTGTCTCTTCAAAATATTTGACGGTAATTTTTTTACCTATTATCTTATCAGGATTATTTAGAAATAGAATCCTATCCATGGGTGAGAACCCAGAACCTACGCGAACGATAGTACCATTGTGCATAATAGATACCGAAGCCAGACAAGGAACCTCTTCTCCTCCGATATGCATCAACCCTTCATTTACACCTATGACCATGTACTCTTTTTCCTTGAATACCTTTACTTTTAATAAAGAGTTGCTACGTTTGAATTGGGTGGGAAACTTCTTAATCATCAGCCCTTCCCAACTCTCCGGTATATTGGCAACCAGCTCCTCAAAGTGTTCCTTGTTTCTTATAGGTACTTGGTCTACAGGAAACACGCTCGCTACATCGCTCAAGGATGCTGAGAACGAATAAGAATGTCCGTCATCCTGGCCCTTGTAGAACTCATCCATAGAGTAGTAACCGAAGGTGTAGAACCGGACATTCTTTATGGTGTGCTTCTTTTTTCTTATCTCTTTCATTATAGATGTGAAGTTTCATTTCCGTCTTCGTCTACTATACAGAGTTCACCATCCACTACTGTACGTTTCTTTCTATAGTACGGAGTAAGTATTTTATCCAAATCATCTCTCAATCTATCTAATGTGAAGAATTCTTTACCATTGCGGGAGAAAAACGATATAGAGTCAGAATCTATAAAGCAAAGGCACCGCACTCCGTCAAATTTTCTACTTGCATACCATTCTTCTTTATCAAAGTCGGCCAACCCTTTCTTATAGGTGTTGGCCAGAGGAACATTCTTTCCGAAATCAAATATATAGCCGGGCCAAACTGAGTTGATAGTCTTAACTCCTATACCACACTTCAAATCTTTATCGATAATATTATAAACTAACTCTTCATACCCAGGATTTTGACCTATATAGGATATAACTTGGTTCTTTGCATAAGCTCCTGACCAAATCTTATTCTTAAGTTTATTAAGTATCTCGTATATATTATGAGACTCTTCGTATTTTATTGCGGGAAATGGTTTTGGTAGTGTGTATTCTCTTATAGCCTTAGAAGTCATGTAGAATGGACTGTCTGTAGCGTATATCACTGATAGGAGCGGTGCGAGCCCTTGTCCATACTTCTCTATCACTTTCTTCTTATATCGTAAGGAGTTGTCTGCCTTGACCCGCTGTACTAATATATTCAATTCTCTTAGTGTATTATCCATTGTCTCTCCTAACCCTGACCCCGTTAAAGGGCCAGGGGACTTAATTAGAACTCTGTATTGTCCGCTGAAGGTGTTCCGTCATCCATGGACTCGTAGTCCAGTTTGGCCTTCGTAACCATATCCAGAGCAGACTGAATGAGAGGCACCTCATCCGGGGTGAATACTTCTATTGCTTTCGGAGTATTGCCGATGGTGTACCATTCTCCCTTATCGTTACTGTCCAGGACAGTTGATACTTCCCAAACCACGGCCCAGCTAGCCACTCCGGCTTTGCCTTTGGTGCTCAACGTCATTGTCTTTGGATCAACCTTTACGGCCTTCATTTTACTGACCCAGGACTTTCCGGACTTAAGGGAAGCAGAAGAAAGAGGGAAGAAGAACAGATTGGTAGGATTGTCTGCATCCATACAGGTGAGCATGATGGTGTCCATAACTTCATTACCATCTTTGTCCCACTTCTTTACTCCATCCCTCTTCGTAACAATACGGGGTTCCTCCGTCTTGTGAAAACTTCCTACAAAGCCTCCTCCCATTTCTCTGGGTCTCCATACTACCAACTGGTGGTCAATAGCCAATACCCTAACCCGAAGGGTGTCGTACAATTCATTCAAAGCAGAGTTGTAAAAGTTCCCGTCCTCAGCCTCAGGATTGTAATTGGCATCTGACTTCTTCTTCACAGGACTTAATGCCTGGACTACTTTCATCATCGGAATCATAAATGATTCAGAAGTTGTCCCCTCAAAACCACTATTGGAAAATACATCCATTGTTCCATTACTGGTCGCCACTTCTCTGTTCTTTTTCTTAATTACAGCTTTCTTTGTTTCAGCCATTGTTCTTTCCTTGAAATATCGTAGTGATGAAGGCCATCGGCCCTCCCGTATAACCTCCTTTATTTGAGTTCAGCTTCGGTGTATTCAAATACCGTTATTCCTTCCGGTATATTTCTGCCTTGAGCTTTCTGCTCTGAGCAATATTTTCTTAAAGTTTGCCAGTGAATAGAGTACTTATTATCATACATCACTCCCTTCTCCAGTAGTTCTTCTTTGAGTTCGTCTGATGGGTCTTCTATTACCAACTGCTTCTTGAAGAGGGAGTCTATTTGTTCCGTGTATTTTATCGTCATACCCTTTATTATTTCCCTCCACTCTTCCTCAGTATGGTCTTCTTCAGTACGTTTCTCTCCTACAAGCTCAGCCACACCTTCTTTGATCATATTGATCCGGGCCAACATATAATTTTTGTCTGCAATACTAGCCTCCAGTTTATCCTTAATTACGATCTTTTCCCCAGTAGAAAGCTCCAAGGAGTTGAGACCGATGTCTGACAACATAGTTGGTAAAAGTTCCCTGGATATAGTGGTGTACTTTTTCTTCATCCTATGGGCAACCTCAAGCATAACCAGTATGGAAGAGTCAGGGAAAATATTGCTCAACTCCGCTTCAATAGTATCTGCCTGGGCCATGATACTTGCCTTCAAGTCTTCCGACTTTACCTTGGATAGCTTCGCATCCTTCTTGTATCCGTTACCTGCTCCCAATTTTTTCATTTCCGTTACTAACTCAGTAACAGTTTTAAGTTGGTCAACTGTTATTTCTTTACCTGCAAATGGGTCCATAATCATCTCCAAATCCGTTCAAACTTTTCAGTGATCGAATACTCTTTCTTTATAGTGGAGTATATCCTACATGACAATTCTCGTTCGTACCAAATAGCTAACAGTACATTCCTAGTTCCTCCTATTCTCTTCTGTTCTTCGATCCAAGCCAATTGTCCTGGTCTCCAGTCCGGCTTTATTAGGAAAGACTTTACAATCTTAAGTTCTATCCAAATCACTTTATCTTCCTTAGATAAGTATAGGTCTGGAACTCTGTCGTAATCGATTATATATACAAAGAAGCCCTTCCTTCTAAAATGAGGAATTACATACTCTGTCGCAAGTTTACGTTCTGTCATAGTCTTCCCCTTTTCTGAAGAACTCTATTAGGTCCATCTTTCTATGTAATACATCTAATATAGTTTGGTCCTTGGTTCCTTTGGCTACGATATCGATATAGGTCACTGGATACACTTGACCAATACGGTGAGAACGTTTTTCTTTCTGATCACGAATATCTGCCCTGTGATTATTGCTATAGAAATACTGAAGATGGGAAACCTGAAGATTGAGGCCGAATGATCCTGAATCTCCAGATACAAAGTGCTTAATCTCTCCGGCCTTAAACGCTTGCTCAACCTCCTTCTTATTGTCCCTGTATAGACCAACTCGTTGTGAGCCGTACTTCTTACACAACATCTCATATATCAATTCCTGTTCTCCAGTAAACCAAGCCCAGTAGATTATACTTTGGTCAGGGTCAATATCGTCCAAGGCAGTAGAAAGAGCATTCAATTTCCCGTTAGGGGTGATCCTCTTTGTCTTGTATTCTTTGATCTCATTCACTTCTCCGTCCAGCCCTTTCTTTATTATATCTACAGGGTACGGAAAGAGTCCCCCGGTTATTTGCTGACATCGGATAAAGAGTACTTGCTTAAATAGGGTGGATAAAGCGTCACCCTCATACTCAGCCATCATATCTTTAACCATATCGTTATACAATTTCTTTTGTTCATTCGACAAGGAACAAGAAAGTTTTTCATATATTTGAGCTGGCATATCCAATACCTCTCTTGTTTTACGGAAAGACGTTATGGGACTCATAGACTCTTTCAACTCTTCTAAGTTTTTGAACTGGATCAACTCCTTCATTTTCTCTATCCTCAACACCCCACTTTCTGTAAGTCCTCTTCTCAGCGCAATTTCTTCCAAATCCCAAGGGGAGAATCCCTTGGCCTTGTAGTTAGGGCAAGTGTCTATATCACAAACAGGAACCCTACAATCGTTCCGTATCAAGCATTCATTTATATGTAAGTTTTCTATATCTGACTTCACAAGGGAGAATGTTTTCTGGTCCAACAACTCCAACGATAACCGGGTTGCGTTGTGCCTCTTTACATGTATCATTTCTCCGTGGTACTTGCAGAAAGTCCAGTAGTCTTTATTGAAATAGTCATATCTAAGGAACTCAAATTGAGCCCATAAGTCAAATGGTCTATTTGGTGTTGCGGTTCCGGTTAATATGAGTTTGTTTTTACGTTTACTGAATCCGTCTAATATAAGGTTGGTTCTTTTGGCTCCCGCCCTTTTACTTCTGCCTTTTGGTGCTCTTCTACCGTTTTTTATGGTTGTAGATTCATCTACCACTATAAGAGCGTCACCGCAACTGTCCATAAACATGTGAACATATTGTTTTATAGAAGCTGAGGAAAAGGCTTCTACATTTATAGCGAACACCTTCAATTTTCCTGTGCTCTTAATTACCTCTGAAAAGACCTTCTTTGAACCTTGTGTATTAAAGCCATCCCAAACTATTGAATCTACTTTTCCTGGATAGTGAATTGGAACTTGTTCCTCTACCCACTGGTATTTGAGGTTATTAGGAGCTATAACGATCATACCTCCAATGACTTTTTTCCGGTAAAGATAGTCTGCAAACATGATAGCCATCTTACTTTTGCCCAAACCCTGCTCCATAAACATGGCCCCAACCAACCCTCTTTCTTCGTCATGCTTACTAGTTAGTTGGAGATACGCATCTATTTGATGATTAGTAGGTATCGGCGTATCCGCACCTAGATTTATATTATATTTGTTGTAGAGAGCATATTTCAACTTTGCTGCCATATCCCAATCATTCAATCCAGTGAACCTATTATCATTCAAATAGGTTTGTTCTTCTTCAGATAAGAACTCAAAATAATTATTCATATTGTTTAGCCCAATCCTCAAACGGCCTTAGTTCTCCCCAGTTAGTGCCCACTTCACTGTCACATTTTATAGGTACTTTCAACTCAACACAAGTTTCCATGATATGGGTAAGCTCCCGTCCAGCTTCAATACCTTCTTTGGTAGGAGCTATAGAACAATCCAATTCGTCATGAACCGTTAGATGAGGAACCAAAACCCCTTCCTTAAAGATGCCTGACTCAAATGCTTGCACCATAGCCATTTTCATAATGTCTGCCGCAGAACCCTGTATCAACCTATTGAACATAACATAAAACTTTCCACTGCTGGGAACGTGACAATGTCTGCCAAGGATAGTCTTAATATATCCTCTACTTTTACCAACATTACTCACTGCACGGGAGGTAGTCTTTATGAAAGGAAGTTTATTATGGTACAGATTAAATATCTCATGAGCATAGTCTATGTCCCATCCATAGGAAGCACTCATTTTATTAGCACCCATTCCATAAGCTGTTCCGAAGTTCAGGGTCTTTGTAACCTTTCTCTGATCCTCATCTTTCGGGTCTATAATTAATCCACTCATCTGTCCAGTCTCAAGGTGGTAGTCCGTATCCGGATTTTCATTATACCTTCTTCTGATTTCTTCAGCACCTTCCCCAATAGCATAATGAGCAATCAACCTGTACTCTATCTGTGACCAGTCGTTTTTCATCCAGAACATTCCTTCTTCTGGTATGAAGCATTTCCTTATCACCTTTCCCCTTAGGAACTCATTGGTATTGTTTTCTTTCCTCGCACTCACCTGCTGTAGATTAGGATTAGCTGAGGAAAATCTACCAGTTACAGTACCACCGTCGTCCCTTTTGGTAGGATAAAAATTACAGTGTAATCTTCCATCCACCAATAGTCCAGGATAAGGTTTAACGAACAGGGACATAATGGTTCCATAATGCCTACGCTCCAGGACCTTTGATACAGAACCATAATTATCTTCCAGAGAATTAAGTCTTGCTTTATCGAAACAGGGATTGCCTTTTGTTACCCCTCTTTCTAACATCTTTTCAGTTGGAGGATTGTATAGGATAGGGATATTATTCTTATTGAACATCTGTAGCATATCTGTTCTGGAATTAACATTGAAGTATCTCTTTCCAGATATCTGTTCAAGCTCCTTGTCCAGAGAACCCATTATGTCAGAACACTGCATACCTGTATATATTAGTCTATCCAAGTCTACACGAACACCGTTCTTCCTCATATAGATTAGCATATTCTGTGATCGTATTTCTACGTCATATATTTCTTCTAAGGTTTCTCCTACCCATTTTCCATCCCTCTTGAATAGGTAATCTTTACATATTATCTTTTTCTGTAACTCAAATATCTTTAAAGGGAGTTCCACATCACCTTCTGCATAAGGGGCAACCAGGTCGTATGGCATTTTCCATAACCACTTTCTTTCTGTACCAAGTTTACCAACCTTCAGTCTGTGGTCTATACAGTACTGATAAGTGGATTCATTTTTCTTATGTAATCCAAGGTACTTTTCAGCTAAAGAATCAAGAGAATAGGAAGAACGATATTCATCTATAAGAGCTTCAGCTACAATGATGTCGTGCCACCTCCCATTTACAGTCCAGCCAGCCCAGTTCTGTAACCAGTCAATATCGTAAAGAATATTCGTACCCAACTTATCACAAGGAAGAGCCATAACATACTTTATATATTTCTCATTGGCAAGTTTTTCTTCTTTGGTTACGTCAGGATGACCGAGATTATAGTAGTGTGAAAAGGTCCCGTCGCTTATAGCTACTCCAAGAAGGTATCCGTCATCACGAAATACTCCAGTTCCCTTCTCCTTCAGCTCCGGGTCTTTTGTCTCTACATCTATAACAATTATTTCACTATCTGATAAGTCAGGGTACACCATATCATATCTCCCGTATGTCGTTATGCCAAACCTCTATTCCGTACCCTATCCATTTAGTATAGTCTGTCTTGTAGGGTTCGTCATACACGACTTTACTTACTCTGTAATAAGTCATATACTTCATACACTGGTCGCAGGGTCCATGAGTTACGAATACTGTATGCTGTGTAAGATTGGTGACACCTAACTCTACTACAGACATCAGTGCCCGTACTTCAGCATGGATAGCATAGCAACCGTCTTGGTACCAAGTATACTTCTTCTTATCGCAAACAGCACAAGTGTGAAGACCTCCGCCCCATCCATGGGATAAGATTTTACCAAAAGGAGAGACAAGAACAGCTCCCACTTTCTTTTTGAGACAATCACTGTCTAGACTGGCCTCCCAAGCCTTCTTCATATACGCTTCGTTACGGTTTTTATTACGACTCATAATATCTCCTCACTTTCTCATCTATGTATCTATGGAATAATGCTTTCTGATCTATATCCGTATGCTCTCTGTAACGTACAGTTCTGAGGGCATCCATATTACGTTCGTACGCATGAAGACTTCCCGCTTGATGACTATATATTCCTGGAGATAGAGAATATTTGTCTAATTCCTTCAACATCAATCTTTGAATCAATACGAAGAAAGGCATATCATAGGGAAGACCAAACCATACATCATTTGACCTCATCTTAACAAACATATTCAATCTATTGTCTCTGACTAGAAATTGCATGTACATCGTACACGGATTATCGTTACTAGGACAAGAGTGATTGTCCCTATATATAGTAAGAACTGCTTTTTTACTCTCAAGATTATTTTTTAGTGAGGCGCTTGCATGTTCAAACTGCGTATAGTTCCTAGGGTTTCTATCGTGCAGCAATAATTTTCCATAATTACTATTTATAGACCTTCCGTCATCAGAAACACCGTTCCAAAACTTACTGTAATTGGAAATATCCTTTAGAAACGGAGAACCACTGAGATAGAAATCTAATTCCCCATCAAGGTAGTTCAGACTCATATTTCTATCCGTTACAAAGCAATTCTCCGTATTAGTTAGAACTAGAGATAGATTGATCATTTCTCGAATCTCTTCTCCTTTTTTGTTAGTAACCAAATGATCTGGTGTATCTATACACCTATCTAAGAGTTTCCTATAGATACCATTTGCAGTATCGTCGTATATTACATCGTGATACATATATCCTCCTATTATTATAATATAGGGAACTTATATTGCCCCTTACCTTCTACCAAAAACAACCTCTTCCTGGCTCTTGTAACTCCAACGTAGTAACATCTCATCTCTGAATCATGATGATATTTCATATTCACACTGACAGCTCTATTCACATCCAATATCATAACTACGTTGTCGCATTCACCTCCCTTAATTCCATGTATAGTACTGAGTCTTATGTGAGTATTATCTAATTTCTCTTTGGAACCTATGACCCTTCTAAAGTAAGTTATAGTCTCCTTTCTTAACTTTGTTAATTCATCATACCATGGTTTCTCATACGTCGGAGATTCATTACAAAAGAATTCTACCATTTGAATAGGTTCCTTGGGCCTTCCACAACCTTCGTTATACATCTTAGAGTGTTGTTGAACAGCCTTCATTATCGAAGGATTTATTGAAGACTTATCTTTTCTAGAGAATATTCTGCCTTTGTCTCTAAGCCATTCTTCGACTTCATTGAGGTGCCAATTATTTCTACTTAGAAACAACCAATCTTCTCCGTTGTCGATATCTACTTCCCTAAAATCCAACACCCTATGAACCTCTCCCGGATTCCCATTACTTGAATACTCTTTAGGTATTCTTTCCTGAATAAAAGAGACTATTTTCTCGCTATATTCATGTACACTGTCTGGTAGTCTATAGGACTTGCTCAATATATTCTGTTCAGCTTTAATATGTAGAAAATAGTCTACGTCAGCACCAGACCATTCATAAATAGCTTGATCATCATCTCCTGCTATATATACCCTACTACAATTTTTGAATGCGATCCATATCATTGTCCACTGTAGTGTGGTTAAGTCTTGTGCTTCATCTATGATTGCTACATCTACAGGAAGTGGAACATTGTCTTTACAATAATTTTCTATTATGTCTGTATAGTCTGGGAGACCAACACTCTGTTTGAATCTATAGTAATTTCTTCTTACCCAACGAAGAAGGTCAACGTTCATATCCATCATGTATTCAGAAGCTATCTTCGGATTATTTCTATGGAGAAAGTCAAAAAATAAATACTTATCATCATTATGGCTAAAGTCTTCCGTATAATATCCAGTAAACTTCATACCCATTCGTTCACTGAACTCTCTGATTAAGTGTCTATTGTCTTCTAGCATTCCTCCTGAAGACATCTCTTGTTGCCTGTATGCAATAGAGTGTAGGGTTTTGAAGTATGGAAGGTCTTTAATCTTTAGGTTCATGGTCTTTCTAGCTCTGTCTCTTCCCTCATAAGCACCCTTTCTTGTGTAACTGACATAAGCTATTCGCTGTGGGTCTACGTGCATTAACTCCTTCTCTAAAATAGAGAGAAGAGTGGTTGTTTTACCTGTTCCCGGAGGGCCCAGGATCATTTTGACTTTCATCAATCTCCTACTATGTAGGAGAACAGATTGGAGTTCATCAGACGCAATCTACTATGGTAGTATTCTAATGCCCTACCTAAATTATGATTCCCTCTCTTATACTCCTCAGTGCAGTATAAATAAGCCTCCATAGAGTCGCAAAATTCTAATAGAGATATAAACTTTGCCTCCCAGCCCTCAAAACTATCTGAATATGCTTCGGTCTCCCATCTCTCATCTAATACTGACTCTTCTATTACCGCCCAAGCCTGTATTGTTTCTTTTGAAAAGTCCTTTATTCTTTTATTGAGGTCACCGGTCAGGGTTTCTAACACATCATGATTAATCACCTTATCTAATTCCTTAACACTGGGGCTGTACCCTGTAAAATTACAAGCAATTAAAAAAAGGTTTACGACATGATATCCGTGCTCCGCAAGAGACTGTGGTTTAATCACATCCTCCATCTGAAATCTCTTAATGTTCTGTGTCCCTTTCCGCACCTTGTCCATGTAGAAATCTCTTGTCATACTAGTTTCTCCTTTTGTCAGTCATGAGTATTACTACTATCACAACAGCAGTAATCATTGATAATGCTCCTAGTCCGAATAAGATCGAACTGTATATATCCATATCAAAACTCCTGTTCTTTTGGTTTCATATCACTAAAGTCCACTCGATTGTTCTCTAGAGATACGGTATGCTCCTTCAAAACAGTTCGTTTATAGACATACCAGACTCTTTCTACAGAACCTTTTGCAATTCTGTACACTTTGGTTCCTACTCCATTATCAAAAAGTCTCTTTTGAACTTCAGTTGGCCCAAAGAAACGAAAGTTCTTATCTAATTGTAAGAATTGTAGGAACATTTTTTTCTTAAATACATATATGGACTTGTCAGAATCATAATAGATATAACCTGCTTTTATTTGTTCTCTACTCTGTGCTTTTGGTCTCTCCATTATGTATTCTACAAAGTAGTCCCACAACAAAGAACCTGGAGACATATCATCTGCAGGGTCTACGTCTTCTATAACTATCTCCTTAAATGCTTTATTAAGTATTTCTATCCATCTTTGCCTCTTAATTGTGTTTGGAACTACATGTAGCATTCTCATGCACTGATCTGCAAAGATTTGTTGTTCTCTCAATTCGCTTTCTTTATAGAAGACCATCTCGTGGCCGTTTACCATCCATAAATAATATGGAGGATTGGTCTTAACCTGTTTGAGTTCCTCAAAACTTAATGAAGATATTTCATCTCCCCCTTTTCCAAACTTTCTTTCTTTACATAGGTCTACATTACAATTTTCACATAGTGGGTGATCCGAACATCTATAAGAATAGGTTTTCTTCTGGATAGGATTGATTATTTGACTAACAATTTTAGACTCTTCTTTTGGCTCCTTTAATTTATTATTTGCCATCAAGATATTATCTTCAAAGGTTACAGAATCAGACGACTTATAGTATATTCCCATATTGAATAGATAGTTATTTCTTCCGTCGCCATCAACCATATAATCTGATCTTAAAAATAAAGACTGAAGACATATAGGACCATCGTTTAGTGGTAATCCTTCGTATTTACTTTTCAATGTCTCCCAAGTAACTTTCTTATTCACAATTTCCATAAGTGCAAGTTCTAGTGGCATCTTCTCACACTTTCTATCATACATATAGGAGTCGGTTCCTCCAAAATAAGGTAGGTTTATCCAACTCGGAGAACTTGAATTGAATAGTTTTTCTTGCTTAGGAAATATCTCGGTATTTACATTCAATCCAAAAAGAAGAATAAACTTTCTCATGATGTCTCTAACTGAAGATGCCTTAGTATCTTCTGAAAAAAAGATATAACAATGAAGTCCTCCACTCTTAGACCTAAATAAACAAAAAGGTAGATCATAGTCTCTACTTATTTCCATAAAGAATTGTGGTTCTATGTCATAATCATCGATATCCAAAACTCCAAATCTACAATTATTTTCAAAGTTTATTGGAGATATTCCTAGACCCTTCTTGCCTTCTAGGTGTTCCCTATACATAGTCTGAGACAATTCTTTATCTCCTTTAGCCGTGGACTTCGTATAGCTTCTCATAACCAACTTACCCTTTTCTGTTTTATTTCCTGTAGGGATAGACACACCATAGTATTCGCTATGTCCAGAAAAGGTATTCACAAACTCATTCACTATTGCTGCTGAAACATTCGGCACAGATATTCTCCCATGGTCTATTGAATCCATCTATAACCTTTGAACCAATCACATTGTTGCATACCTTACAGAAAGTGATTAACTTTCTACGTTCCAGCTCCTTAAATATCCTGTATTTTGCTCTTACCCTCAGAACTTGAACCTTAGTGTCTGTAATTACCCCGACCACTTTCGACCAATCAGGATCATTACACACAAATCTGACCAAATAGTCTTTACCCACAACAGCAACAGCCTTTGGTTCTAAGGACTTAAAGAAAGGTTCTATATACTTCAATTCAATTGGTTCCTGCACCTGGTATCTCCTCTCCATCTTCACTGTACCTATAGAATGAATCTCCACGCCCTGAAGCTGTAAATGGGAACTCTTGTACTTCACTTACAGGAATAAACTTTACACCAGCAATCTCTATGTAGCGAAGTTTCCTTATCTTATTTCCTTCGTACATAAGAGAATGAATCTGTTGATTATTCTTATTTACACATCTACAGAAATCAGTTATCCTCATGACTTCTACAAGTTCCTCGGATACAGGGTCAGTGATCATAGACGTCTTAATATGGATGTTTATCTTAGGCATTGTTCTTCTCCCATTCAAATATATATCCAGGATATTCTTTCCTGTATAGTTCTAGATACTCTGTTACGGTCATGGATATTTCCTTACTTTAACCCTTACTCCAGTCTTTTCCATCGTGAGGTACTTGCTATACTTTTGAAACTCGCACAACCAGTTCTGCACATCTTGCATACTTATTTCTTCTTCCGGAAACTCCCACTTAAATGCTTCAGCTAAAAAGGTACGAAGCTCCCTTGCATACTTTAGCCACTCATCCTGTTTCATTGGAGCTTTTCTGTTACGATCCAGGAGTAGATTCATACCTTGCTTGCTGCCAGGACCCATTGTAGCGTAAGTCTGTTTGTCTGTAGGGTCAAAGAATACGCTGTATTCCAGGTCGCAAGCGTACTGATGGGCCATGAACCCGCTTGTAGCACTAAACTGAATAAGGTACTTCGTTAAGTTTTCAAAGCTCTGACGGGACACCACAGACGGCAGACGCCCATCTACACGTATCTCTCTTATGAGGAGGAATGGGACATGTACAATAGGGGACCATCCACCTTTTATCTTTGGATTTCTTAAGAAACAACCATTAAACTTCATACCTTCATGGACAATATCTATCATAGTACTGTGAACTTGCTTCATGTCAAATAGGTCCACGCACCTATTCGCAAGTTCTTTATACATATTGTATGAAGAAATATATCTATATGCTATAACAGCCGGCCATAGCTGTTCCAGATTTCTTGACTTACGAACAATATTATTTATCATCCATAAAGAACATTTATCGTATTGACGAAATATGTTACAGAATCTGAACTTATCTAAAATAGGGTCCTCTGTCCATGGTCGTTGGTCATGATTCATTTTTTTCTTATATATTCTGTGACGCTCCAAGGCTGTAGCCACATACCGATCCAACCGTTTAGAATTAAACATCGTCCCAGTCCTTTTCCATTTCTTCCTTTGGGACATAATTCAATTCACCTTTAGATATGTATCTTTTCAAGTACTGAATACAGTCGTATCTAGTTTCAGCCCAGGACCCATTATTCTTTGCCTTTAATCTTACATTAGGGAACAGCCGGACCATGGCTTTAGCACTAGCACTATGGGTCGCTGGGTCACGAATCTCTTCGCACCCACCCTTCTTACCTGTACCATAATCCCCAACACAGAACTGTCCCAATGCAATCGTAACGTACCCTCTTGAAAGTATACTATTCTGTAAGTATCTGTCAAACATAAATCGTTCTCCAAGTCCATTGGCCTGGATACCTTCTTTGAAGAATGTGGGTACATGAAGACAAGTGAATCTTATGGCGGGACTGTTCTTTTCGTACCTGTACTTTGCAGTATCTGCATGGAACCTTATCCGGGGATGAACGATGGGATACTTTGGGCCACATATTCGTAAGCACGTTTCAATCATTTCTTCTGTCTTACCAGGAACTTCGTAGTTTGCTCTAAACTTTGTCTTATCGTCCTGTCTTCTATGATCTAAAAGTAGATCATCATCGGCCATAAACAGATACTCAAATCCTTTATCGTTTGCGTATTTAAGGATTCGTTGCCTTTTGTCAGCGATCATTGTGTCATCTGGAACGGAGATAATTCTAATAGGGTCTATACTTGCTGATACATAAAACTCTACTTCACTCTCCCTAAGAAACAGTCTTAAGTGGTTGTGATTAGGTGAGAAATATCTCCAGGTTCCTTTTCTGGGGAGGTTTAAGAAGTCGCTTCTTCCGCGAGAGGCTACGCCTATCATCCACGATTTTTCAGTAGAGGCAATATTTGTCACGGTAAACCTCCCAAAGATTATGCTCCTTTAAGAAATTGAAGGTTTGAGATATACGGGAGTCTATAATTTTTCTAGCAAAGATTTCATCTACATTTAATTCTATGATATGTAGTTTCTTTATTCTGGGGTACTCCGCCCATTCAGCAACAAGATAATCAAATCTCCATACATTTTCCACAAGGCAGTATATAGGATGCTGGATGCTCCCAATATATTTATCAGCCTTGTATTTGGCAGTGGTCTTTATGTCAATTATCTTATCTGGAAAATATACATCTTCTTTTGCGTATAAATAACAGTCCTCACCTCCGGCCCTGTAATCCATTCCTTTCTTTCGTTGAAACTGCCCTCCAATAACCCTACCAACAATGTCTTGAAACTCTGCGGAACCTCCTGCTACAGTAGAAGAACGGGCAACAGAATAGACTTTGTTTTCAAAAGTAATTCCTCTCTGTGCTGCTTCATTCATTACAAAAGAATCCCGACTGAGGGTTGCTTTCAAATCTTTTATTGCAAGACTAGCCCATGTCTCTTTGCCGTTCCCACCTTTCTCGGGTTTTATTACGGATGAAGGTGCTGTCTGCGCCCACTCCACACTACCGATTAAACTAGTAGTTACCAAACATTTCTTACTCATCTATGAATATCCTTAACGCCTCACTCTTGAAAATAAGTTGCGACTTCAACATAGCAATTTCACTCAAAAGCTTCAAAGCCTCTATTCGTAACATCATATTCTCTTTAGCTATAGAAACAACACTAGACTCTAGAAACTCTATTCTCTTTCTGTTGGTTTCTTCCATCCACACCCTTACCTTTCTTTGAATCACTGAACTTATCAATGACTAGAGTTACCACCAAAACAACGATATACACAAGTACACCCCACTTCATACTAGTGCCTCTTTAGTTGTTCTTTTAGTTTGCGATATCTATAGGCCGTTATATCGTAGTTTATCACAAAAGAATTGTTGAATCCTTCAGAGGCATACGATCTCTTGTACCCTACATAGAATCCATAAAGGTACACCCCAGCATAAGCCGAATACTCCGTATAGAAAGGGTCAAAATCTAATCCTCCGATGTGAGGTGTAGTATATGCCGTTTGAAGCATACCCCCTTCTAACCACAAAAAACCAAATAGAACGCAACCAATAGATACATCTGTTACCCCTGTATCCGCCCCTTGAAACTCTACATTGTCCGGGGTCACTTCTATTGAAAGATTAACAATAGGTTCTATCCAATCTTTACCGAAAAGACTGATTGTTGTTACAATCAAAACAACCACGATTAGTACGATTCTCTTATTCATCTGTATTAGCCTCCATATGCTTAATTGATGATATACACTCTATCACTGTAAAGGGATTACAGCCATATTCTCTTGCTATCTTTTCTATAGCATCTCTTCGTTTCGCTTCGTCTTCTTCTGTAACTGCGTCATCCCACTTATTTATTCTTTGCGGAAACTTGAATGTACTTCTTGCTGGCATGAACGTGAACTCGTCGGGTCCGTCCCTAAATACTATATAATCGTACCTAGTTAAGTCTCCAGGCTCAGAAACGACATGAACCAATTCTACATAATCTACTTGTCTCATAATCCACCTATCTCCTTTTCTTTAACCTTTATCCTCGCTTACCCCTGCCACAGAAAAAAGCAGTTGTGACTCGCCTCTCTAGTAGTTTACATTCACCATATTCACCCTTACGGTGAATGCAATCCTTGCACCTAACAATCTCCGGCTGTTCTTTGACATACCGATGTAATTCCGTCAAACCATCCTCTGCTTCTTTGTTGCTGGAGAATATCATTAAGTGTTCAATGATACTTAGGGCTCTTTCCTTAGTCATGATTTCTCCTTCACCGGAGTCAAGAACTGACTCAACTCGCCTATCTCGCCTGACTCTGTTATTGGGGCCCATCTATAGTGCGGTATGTCGCATTCCATCAAACTCCATCGTGCTGCTGAAAAAGGGTTCCCATCCTTATGACAAATTACAATATGAGGGTGCCAAGCGATGAACCCGAGAATCTCTTCCCGTGTCATGAGGCGTTGTTCGGGTTCCTCGATCCGTTCGTAGTGATAAAAATACACGGTGTCATATAGTAAATCACGACTGAAGTCGTCTTCATACTCTTTCGAGACCACAATACACCATCCACCATTATTAGCGGTGTCAATGACTAGTCTCTTCTCCGGGGTTGTAGGGCGGAATTCACTATCCCATACGTATGCCCAAAATGCTTTGCTTCTGTCAATCATTTGTTTACCTCCTTAAATATTCGTTGAGTGCTACCGGTAATACGATTAGACAGATTTCACGGCGGTACTTGCGTTGTGTTTTTTGATTGTCATTTTCTTAATCTTCATCGTTAGTCTACTTACTGCAAGTATCGCAGAGATTCTTCCACGGAGTCTCACTGTTTAATGGTTTCCCACAAGAGTAACAGAAGAGTTTTGCTCTAACAAAGAATCTTCCACTGCATCTAAGAACTGTATGACGATCTTTACAGTACTCATAATCTTTACAAATCCAACAATCCATTAACGCCATTTTATTCCCCTTATATAGGAAACATTTCTATGTCTCCAGTGGTTAAACATTCTTCTCTTTATCTCAGCTATTATTCTAGAAGCAATCCTCATATAGTCTCCTTATACCCACCCTATCCCATAGGTTACCAACCTACTCTCCGGAGATCAAAATGACGTTGGAGCCATAAAGAAATTAACCTTACAACTCATGGACGCCAATAATTTCATTGGAACCTGGTCAATACCACCTTACAATTATCTTCTAGAAATTGCTCCATATCCTTTAGTGTGTCAAAGAATATAGTCTTTTTTGAAAAGGGTATTTTATCTTCTTTCACAAAAGAATGAGCAAGTTTCCATTGCTTATTTGTCACATACATTATGTCTTTGTGAATCCCACAAATAATTGGTCTACGTGGTTTAGTAGAATCTCTATATAGGGTCACCACTGCTCTCCATTCAATTTTGCTACCTCTACGAAGAGGTTATCTAAAGCTTCATTTAGAGAGTGAATGGTGTCTAAAGTGTAAATGGTGGTGTCTTCAGATTTCGGAAACTCTATTTCTTTCTCTATTCTCTCGATCAAACCTTCCAGCTCTTCGATTCTCTTATACACGTTGGAAAGTCTAATTGACTTTATGTGATTGAGTTCCATAAGAGCCTTAGCTAACTGTTCATTAGTCAGCAGTGTTTCATTGCTAAGTAGTGCTTCAAAACCGTACTTGCTTCTTTTCACTTCCATTCTGTATCTCCGTGTGTTATAGGTTACTATTATCATACCTCACATCTATACTTTTGTAAAGGTATAAACCTTAAATAGTTGAAAGTTTTTAATATATCTATAGCGGACCTACAGGAGGATAACCTAGGACAAAGATTATTTATACTATACCTACAGTATAACCGGCTGACGGACCCTCACACGACTTAGACAAGGCGTTACACCCCCATAGCTATAAAGTAATATGTAGTTTGTAACTTTTGTAACAAAGATGTAACAATATAATTGACTGTATTGTAAGGGTTTATGGTCAAATGTTACAAAGTTACAAAGTTACATCTACATTTTTGAATCTAGGTCAGCCGGTTTTATTACCGGGTAACTTTGTAACTTTGTAACTTTGTAACTTTATTTGGTTAAGTTGTTATATTGTAACTGGATACACTGTTACATCTATGTTACGAAGTTACAGAAATCCGTAAAGTTTAAGCACAGAAAAACACCTTACTTACGAACTTATATCGAGTGATTAATTAAAAGACCGTTACAATCTAGCATAGGATAAGGAGAAAAGACTCCATTAACTCGCAATATAAGCACGAAAGTTACATTCTATGAGACGAAAGTTACATTTAGAGTTTGGGTAGGAAGTAGACAAAAGAAAGGCCTCCTTTTCAGGAGGCCTTGAGCGATTAAGATATGAACCTTAGAGATCGATCTCGGTGTCGACCGGAACATATCCCTCCCAACCCTCAGGAGCGTCGGGACCGGAGGCGATGAGTTCGTAAGAACCCATAGGTTCGCCCGGAGTATTTGACAGGGTGATCCAGAGGCGATCTTCCGGAGCGCATTTGATCTGGGACTTGATGAAGTTTTTCATCTCCGCACGACCCCAACCACCACCGAGTTCCGTGGAAGTCATGAATACCTCCTGTTCGGTAACAGAACCGTTGTCTGTGAGCAGTGCCTTGATGGCAGAACTGATAGCAGACTTGGGAGTGGACCGGGACCCTTTCGAAGAACGGGAAACAGTGAACAGGGTCTTGATCGCTTCAGCAATTGGTGCAACCAGGTTCAGATTTACTTCGTCAGAAGCGAACATCTTGAGGTAGTCCCTGGCGATTCTTTTATTAACGGATTTTTCGTTAACCTCTTTTCCCTTTGCTTCAGCGTCAGCAACATAAGCTGCCCTTTTCTCTTCACTGAACTCTTCGAAACTCTTTTCCATAACGATTGTTTTTCCGGCCATTTTGGCCTCCTTAAATTGTTTTAACCTGTCTCATCAGCAGGGGTGGGTTAGGTCCCCTGGATAGTCCCGAAGAACTATTTCGACGTCAACTTATTTAGAAGTATATAACCTATTCTGCATGATGACAATACCAAAAGGAGAAAAATAGTGAAAAAATGAGGGTATTTCGTCATATAGTTGTAATTGACTACCACATATACAATTATATAAAAAACTTATTTTATATAAATACGACAATTACAGGGAACTGACCTACATGTAAGGTAGTGTATAAGGTATACTTACCCTATACACGGAGGTGTGGGTGGATATTAAGGAGAAAAAAGACATTGTTCTTCAGATGGTAAGTCTACATCCCTCTGATGAATGGTATAAGCAGTGTCTTGAAATGAACTTCACTTCCGATGAGTTATTAGAGATTGAAGGGGATAAAGAGTTTTTACTTGAGGTTCAAGGTGTTCTGTTTCTGGAAAAACAGAAACTGATGAAATTACGACGCACAGCAATAGAAGTTTCCGCAGCAAAAGGCGGATGGCAAGGGTTTGATAAACTACTTCAAGAGATAGATAGAAAAACCTTTACAGTGGCTAGAGACTTGAAACTGAAGGGCGAGAATCTGTTTGACATACCTCCCAAAATCATCCTGACTGGTAAGAGTAACGATGAATAATATCCAAGAAGTTGAAATCGTTGCAAAAGTTAAAGACGAGTTAGTAGACAATTGCGATAAACGACATCGTCTGATTGTCGGTGGAAGAGGTAAAGGAGCATCATACTCAATAGCAAGGATACTTCTGTTAGAGGGTATGGAGAAAGAAAGGTTTATTCCTTGTGTAAGAGAAGTACAGAAAACAATTAGACATTCAGTTAAGAAACTACTTGAAGATACAATTAAACTTTTCGGATGGGAGTGGTTCTATACTATTCAAGAACAAGAAATTAAAGGTGCTAATGGAACCCTATTTGCTTTCTTTGGTCTACATGACTATAATGCAGACAACATTAAGTCCCTTGAAGGAGCCCATAGATGTTGGATAGCAGAGGCTCAAACGATAAGTCGTAGATCAATAAACATTTTGAGACCGACCATTCGTGATGATGATGCGGTACTTTGGTGGGACTTTAATCCCCGTTATGAAACAGACCCAGTATACATAGACTATATAATTAATGAAGACCCTCATGCTAAAGTACTTTATCTGAACTGGAGAGACAATAAGTGGTTTACAAAGTCTCTTCGTGCAGAGAAAGAGTCTGACTATATAAGGAACGAAGAAGAAGCAAGGCACATTTGGGAAGGTGAAATAAGGTCGAGTGGAGATACGTTTGTTTGTCCTTCATCGATGGTTGATGTAGCAATTACCAATACGATCAATGAGTTGGAGGGAATTGTTTCTGTCGGTGCAGATATTGCTCATCAAGGAGGAGATGAGATTGTATACTATAAACGTATAGGTAACAAGACTGTAGATCGTTATGTCAATAGGATTATGGATACGAAAGAAATCTTATCATCCCTTAAATTGTTTATGGGAGACAAGAGCGTTATCTTAAACATAGACAATGGATCATTAGGTATGTCTATAGCAGATTTAATGGATGATGATGGGTACATAGTTAATAGAATAAACTTCGGAGGCAAGCCAATAGATACATCCCACTATGAAAATACAGCTACTGAAATGTATTTTCAACTAAGAGATAAACTGCCTTTTATAGACATGCCTAACGACGAAGAGTTAAGAAACCAACTTATCCAACGGAAATATATGTATATAAATGGAAGCCGGGGTTATGAAGTAGTCAGGATAGAAAGTAAGAAAGAGTATAGTTCTCATGCGACCGGTATCAATAAGTCTCCGGACAGGGCAGATGCATTTGTACTATGTTTTTATGATTCATTGGATCATGGAGGTTTCGCCGAAACCTTCGATGAAGATTACAGTATATATTAAGGATTGATGATGGGGCTATTCAATAAGAAAATTAAAACTATTACTATTCAGGCAACGGAAGGAAAAAATGGCCCCTTAGAAATAGATAGCCTAATGAAGGCCCATTCTTTGAACGTATCTATGCCAGGAATGAAAAATACATATGCTTCGTATCAAGCGCAAGTAGAAGAAACCTATAGAAAGTACAATGCATTATCAGATTTTGGTTCTCAGCAGACTCGAGCAACTATTGACATTCGTTCTGCATTTATATCCGGGGAAGGGGTGTCTGTATCTTGTAAGAATGAATCTACATCAAGATGGATAAAAAACTTCTTACAAACCCAAAAACTGAACGGAAGTGTATTTTTGAACGCCGTTAAGAGCTCTGAGATGGTAGGCCAAGTATTGTTTGCTCTAGAGTATATGAAAGAGTCGGAAACTAAAGAGGGATATGTAAAAGTAAGAAGATTGAAATATACATCAGAAACCCCATTCAAGGTAAAGTACTCTGATAATTTGTTTTCTGACGAGATTGAAAGTATCGCTATTAGGAAAGGTGGATTCTGGAAACCACTACCTCTAAAAAACTATGTATATATACGCACTGGAGGAGACGACTCTAACAGATACGAACCTACTACAAAGGTAGGAGTAGTTCTCACGGATATAGATAATTATGATCGGGCATTGAAAGATATTAGAAGGAACAATTTTATATTTGCTAGAGTAACCCCTACATTTGAAGTTTCTTCTGAAGCTGAAGCAAAGAACCTAAAGAGTTGGTTGCAGAAAGTGCATTGGAAGATAGGTACGGCGTTTATAGGAAAGGCCAAGTTCAAATATGAAAGTCCGGGCACTTCAGCATTTCAGAATCTAGAATCTGAATTAAGTTCTACAATAAAAACTATCAGTGCCACTACCGGAATCCCTGTACATTGGTTAGGTTTCGTAGACCTAATGAGCAATAGGGCCACTGCAACTTCCCTATATGAGATGGTTAAGAACGCAACCATCTGTGAGAG